GATGTCGTTACTGATGCAACCTTATTCTGCCCTGACGCTGCATTGTATGTACCTCCATAGATTAATTCGCCACCCGTAATCGTTACAGCCTGCCAAGATGATCCCGTCCATATATATTCATCACCATGATATTCGTCCCAAAACCGCTGCCCTTTAAAGGATGCCGAGGGGAATGTAACGATATTGCTAGTTGATCCGGGGCCACCAAATAACGTCGTACTTGCATCTGAAAACAGCGCCCCTCCTATCGCATTATTCGCAATTCTAGAGATGTCTAAAGTTCCACTTGTTAGCAAGGCGGCAGAAATATTAGGTATGTCGCTGGCAGCCAAGGCACCTGCACTGCTAACGATTCCTTTGTCGGTCACATTGAATTTTGTGTAACCTGATCCGGCTGTAACTCCGCTAACGCCAATCGTCAAAATTCCATTCCCATCGACGGTTAAAGGTGATGAAGTACTAGGAACTTTGATCGCGCCAATTGCAGTCGTACTCGCAACAGGTAAATTCGCACTTGGAACAGTTGCACTGATAGAAGTGACTTGACCGAAAGCATTAACAGCAATCCCGCGAGTGGTATGGGCTGTAACTGTCGTTGCTAGTGAAAGGTCGCCGGAACCCGAAACCGATAAACCGCCTGAGCTAGGAACCTTAACGACACCAACCGCCGAGGCAGTAGCTAAGACGCCAGAGAGGTCACTAGCTTGAAGAGCTGCTATCCCTGTACAAATTCCCTGATTCGAGAACGTCAATCCGAGGCTTGTAGCGCCTGTAATTGTGTTATTAATTGAGAGAACGTTGCTATTAATAGCTAGGCCATTACCAACAGTTGAGGCGTCTAACTTGCTTGCAGGTACACTCCCAGCCCTTAACTTTGTAGCCCCGTCTATACCTGTTGTGCTACTGCTACTTGTCTCAATCTTGTCATTAACAATAGCTCCTGTTTGAACGGCCCCGCTGTCTACGGCGTTGTTTGCTAACTCAGATGCCCCTACGCAATTTGCTCCAAGCTGAGTAGAAGTCAAACTATCTGCTACTAATTTCGATGCGTCAATACTTCCTGCAAGCTGGGCGTTTGTGATAGTGCCTACCAGATTCGTCGTTTTGTACCCTGTACTGTCTTGAAGGTCGAAGGCTGGATGAGGATCGCTCGCGCCTAAAGCTAGAGAAATTCCCCCAAACGAAACAGATGAATTTGCTAATTTTGCATTTGCTATCGATCCCGCGAGCTGCGCATTTGTAATTGTTCCTACTAGATTTGTCGTTTTATAATTTGTCGCATCGGTTAAATCAAAGGCGGGTGTTGCATCAGCCGAACCCAACGAAACGCTAATTCCACCAAACGAAACAGCAGAGGAAGCAAGCTTAGAAACTGCTATTGAACCCGCAAGTTGCGCGTTTGTGATAGTGCCTGTTAATGATGACGCAGGGTAATTAGTTGCATCAGTTAAGTTAAAAGCCGGGGTTGTATCTGACGCACCTAACGCAACACTGACGCCGCCGAAATTAATAGAAGAGTTAACTAATTTTGCATTTGTAACCGTTCCATCTGTTAACGATGCCCCTGAATATCCCGCTGCTACTTTCGATGCTGCTAAACCACCTGCGCTTAAATTTGAAAATATTGCTGTTGCTAAATTCGCTGTAGTTATCTTGCGCGTTTCAGCAGCGGTGACGTTAACTATCGGTAGGGGAAAATTTGACGCAACCGTTCCAGTTTCTTCGGGTAACTGCGAAATCTGCTGATCAGCCATTTTTTACTCTTTAAACCTTTGTTTACATATTAACTGCCTTAAGCATACTTAGAAATATTACCCATCATCTTCTAAGGAAATCTTATCGCCTGACTCTTGCAATATAAAGTCTGTATCTTGTTTTAATAAGAATCCCGGCACTGTTCCAACTCTTAATTCAAATCGTCCAGAGGTAACAAAAGAAATATTAGTAGCAACGATCTGTGAGGGTGAAACATCAATTCCGCAATTCGTAATAATAGCGTCGGCCTCATACCAACAATTATTACTTGATGTTGTTGATTCTCTATACACAAAAAAGCGCCCTTTAAATTCTGACCCACTATTAAGGCGCATTAAAAGTCTTGCTAAATAAACTGAAAATTCTTGGTTATATGTAAAACCCGGATCAGTAGAAACATATCGATGCTCAAAATCTGCGCTTATTTCCCCTTGTCCTTGTATCCGTCCAGATTTATACATTTGCTGAAATTCATCGCCTAACAAATCAACGTTTATCGTTTCTCTTGTCGTCGTGAAATTAAATTCTCTTACTCTTCCTAATGGTCTAAAGCTTGCATCATTTATTTCAATAATGATTTCTTTTGTTGATGGCGGCGCAGTTAATGTAAGTGCATTAGCAGAACCTCCCTGTACTGCTAGGGCAAACGTTGTATATAACCGACATCCACCAATGTCATCAACTGCTACATAACCCGCCCATTCAGCCCCACTATGTCCAGAAATAAGACCTAAAGCCGTTGTTCCATCAGCCGATTTAATTGTTATTTTGTCACCTGTAATTAAACTACCCAACATATTTTCAACGCCGAAACGCTTTCTAGTTGTATTAACAGCACTAGGAGCCAATGACGCCCGAAAGAAATGACCCGACGTTCTTCTTAATTGTATATATCCTGTTTGACCTGTATAAACTGGCATTTAAACTTCAACCTCTGTAGGCGCTCCATTAACAGTGAAAGATCCTGACGCTGTAAATATCTCCCCTGTTGAACAAGTAATTGACATCGAAGTGAATAAAACCTTAACGGTTATGTATTGCAACGCGCCTAAGTAGTTTTTAAAGCCAAGTTTTAAAGTTGATTCACCTTGCTCGGCTGCAACGCCCCCCTCTGTTGATGTCGTTCTTGCTTTAAATATTTTGTTAATTAATGTCTTTGCGTCTGATTCTCCATTTGCATCGCTGTAATAGGCAATTTCACAATTACCGCTAAAACTACGAACCCCTTCTTTAAAAGTTCTATCCGTATCACCTAAAAAGGTCGTATCGATAGTGTCTTGTGATGCGTTAAGACTCCATGATTTAACACGGGCCGCCTCCGTTCCACTGTTGTCAATAAATAATTGACCGTCTTTACCTGATGAATACGCCAATTGCTTTTACCAATTCATTAAGCTTATTGTAATGCTATTAGGCCTAAGCAGAAAAAGTAATTAAAAATTAAGTTCCATCTAGACAAGCAACAAACGAACAAGAGACATTACTAACGCCGGGATAAGTGCCGCTTGATACTTGAGGCGCCTTTGCATATCGCCAACGCAAACCCGAACTAGATTCTCTTACATAAGTTTTAAGGGTGCTTGTGGTTGGTGTAATACCTTTTAAAACATCAGTTCCATTAAAATCTAAGTAATCCCAATCGCTATTTATATTTTCGTAGTTAGCTAAAATTTGAGCTACTTGATTGTCGGTGACGTTCTTAAACGATAAGGAAAGGGAAGCGTTGACCCTTTTATTGCCATAACGTAAAACAGTCTTAGCCCCGTTCTGAGCTTCAAAAACTGTTTGCGGAAATTCGCCGGGTGAATAGTTTCGACTCGTTGGAGTTATATCAACAGGAAAAGTTATCTGAGCCATTTAAATAAAATCGCTATCTGTCCAGTCTAAAACAGCTAAGCTTCCTGCGCTTGTTAAAGGAACAAAAGAACCCGCTAATTCAATTAGTCCATCTTCTCCATAACTTAACGATTCAATTTTATATATTCGATCAGATGCGTTGCTTTGCGCTTTAGTAAATACACTTCCTCTTATTCCTGATGGGCCTGTTGCCTTTGTTCCTGATATAGAAATTGCGCCGGATTGAACTTCCCCATTCCTAGCATCATCATTTGGATTCCAATAATAAATACTATCGCCGTTACTAATAGAAATTTGACTTTGAATTGTTCCATCAGGTAAGACGATCCCATTTGAAAAACGCGAGGTATGTGTGACCTCTGAATAAAGCCTAAAGTAATCGCCAGGTGATAAACCTATTACCGACTGAGGCGCACACTGGAATGTAATTCCATGATCGACTAATTGTCTTGTTCTTAAGGCGTATTTGGCAAACCGAGTGGCGTGAACAGAGGACGTTAGCCAATTCGACAAATCGAATGTTTCGACCCCATCTTGATCAGAACCTCGTTGCCAAGAATTGTCTGATTGATTGTTATTAAGACGTAGTGAAATTAATTTATTCTTTGCAAATCCATTTGTTTTTTCTACTCGATATATAACGTTAGCTCTAAACGGTTTGCGTTCCTCTGGACTAAGGAAACTACATTTTAGATCCTTTGTGTTGCCGTCAGTAAATAACGCTTTGATTTTTATATTTGTTCCTTGAGGTGATGCAAAAGTTGCACCTCTAACCATTTGATAACTACTTAGGTTATATGGAACATTTGGCACTAATGAAAACTTTCCACCTTTAACAACGAAATCTAAAAAACACGTTGATGCTTGTTGAAAAATCCATTCACGTAGGTTTTGCGAATCAGTGATTACGCCATCCCAATAAAACCCGTTTGCGTGGCAGAACTTAGCCGCTGTTCTCATTTCTTCTTTATCAACTGCCTCAACCCCGATTAAGTTTCCAGCTCCTATCGTGCTATCGGTCAATAAGCTATAAACAATTTCAGGTAAAATATTAGTCGAATCTTTATAATTATTAGCTGTATTACCATTGTTATCTATTAATCTTTCGACCTTAATTCCTTTCTTTATATAGGCACTAAACGAACTAAAACTAGACCACTCTTTAGCACTATTAAGCCTTAACCCTGCAACTGCTAATTTGTCATATTGCATCCCTGATGTGACTTGCATTTCATTTACATAAGTAACACTGTGTTCAGGATTATCTAAATGGCTTGATCTTTCACCGTCATACAAAACGAAATCTGCAACAGCGTCATAAGGGTTTAAATTTCTACCTATTTCATTCCCTATTTTGTCAGGCCAAGCACCATCATTGACTAAACTTGCACTTTGTTTTACAACACTTGTAACGCCTAAATGAAACTTTCTATTTGAATCAACAGGTGTAGGCGCACTTATATAAATTGAATCTCCGACATTATATCCTTGCCCTCCATTATTAACCTGCATAATGGCTGAATAAGTTGGCGGGTTATTATATACCGTGACATTAAAAGTTAAACCAGTTGCACCAGCAGTAACCTTGTCAGGCGTTGCAGTTGTCTCTGTTGATTGTTGAAAGATATTAGTAGAAACTTCTTCCTTTGTATATCTTATGATTTCATAGTGATTTAATGATTTACGATCACCAGGCCCGTACCAAAACCCGTCAGCTCCTTGATAAGCCCAATTAGGATTATTCTCAAATTCCGTCCTTATTGGTTCATCAAATCCACCCCATCTATTTATAAGCAATCTATCGTTCCAGTAGTATCTAATTCCTCCTTGAAAAACCCCGTTGGTGTACATAACGACAACATAATATTCACTTCTAACAGGCAAATCTTCATATCGGGTTTCTTGCGCTACTAGCTGCATACCTTCGGGTATATTTCCATGCCTATCGTTATGCATAGCTGTTACAGTTCCACCTGTTACGGCTGTACTACTTGCGTCACCTAAATAATATTCAGGGTTAGACATATAATCAGAAGTTAATTCAACTAATCGACCCGGATAAACAACACTTATAGGGCTGCCATTAATGCTTGCCGAAATTGTATCTAAAACAGGAATATTAATATTATTTGCAGTATGATTATGTATCAAACGTACTGTTTGATTTTCATATCTTTGTTTAGCTAAATTGCCGGGATATGGAACAAGGCGAAATTCAAGTTGATTAGGATATAAAAGTTCATGGTTAATTCTAATAAAATTATATAAAGGTAAAGGGTTGTTATTTCTAACTAAAAAAGGTTTACCGCCATCGATTGACTGCCATGAATTTGTACCGCCTGCCACCCTTGCGAATAACCTAAAGAAACTTAAACGGTGAATGTATTTGTTTATTGTTCCTAGTTGTATATTTCCGTTTTCTTGTTCGTAGTCGTAGACCGTTCCATTTGTGGCGGTGTAATCAATCGAACCGGGGTGAGAGTTGGCATTTGGAAAACCTGTTATTTGTTTCCAAACTGTTGATTTAAGTCCTATTTCTGTCACCTGACAACTTGCATTGTTAGCAACTGAAGCAACCGCACATCTTTGAAGAGTAAGGTTTTCGTAAGGTCTTTTTACTTGTGTTCCTACTTGTGAATTTGAATAAATATCACCGCTTTCAATAATGTCTAGATCTGCAACACAAGTTGAACCTAACTTCCATATACCCTCTTGATTTCCATCCCGATAGGTTTTGTTAACGCATACCGCAATAGCTGAACCTACTAAATAAATATCACCGACGTTAATGTTACTGTCTATATTTTCGCGACCTGAATTAACAGAATTTTTTACGTCTTCTAAACCCCACGGTTCAAAAGTATCTCCCCAACCGTCGGTAACATCATTTCCGAAAATCGCATAATGAAGCCTAGATCCTTTATTCCCTCCATTACTTGCGTAAGTAATACCAGCTAAACGAGTGAAAGAGGTCTGTAGCTTTAGCCTTTTTTTATCAATATCAATTTTTAAACTATCTTTTAAATCCTTACCTTTTAAAACTAATTCATAAGGAACTCTAAACATCATGCCGTTAGGCATTGGAGCAAAGCAGCCAAATTGTGCATTCGTCTGGGGTGTTCTTGTCCCACTAAATACATCGTCTTTATATGTTGCGCTGTTATCCCAATAAATAGAAAAGGCGTCGTTATTAGGCCAATTCGCTAATGTTCCCTCTGAATATCTTTCGCTACCGTTTTCCCTTGCTCTTCCCCCATTCGCCATTACATACAATGCGATCTTTGCATTAACGTAATTTTTTAAAGTTGAATCACCAATTGCGAAACCTGCAAATTCTGGTAATGCTCCTAGATCAGCCGAGGCTAATAAAAATATTGCTCTTA